CAATCTCTAGCACCTGAGCAGACTTAAACGCTGGCTCTGTTACGAGAGAAACTTCTTTGAGTCTCGCTGAAGAGACTACTGTGTGACCGTCACGGCTTGGCTTTGATGCGATTACTTCAGCGCCGATAGAAAGTCCGGATACTAGACCTTCTTGCGCCTGAATAAGTGCATCGTTACCGCCGGTTGATCGTGAGAGCTTGAAAGTTGCATAGATACCATCTGGGCGAACCTCAGCGGCTGTCATGCGTCCTACAGGCTTCTTCATGTCATGCTGTGATAAAAGTTTAATCTTTGAGATGTCTGAAACGTCAATAGATCCCGCTTCAAAGACAACGCCACCGAGGTTAGTGTGACCGACCTCGCCTGTTCCCATTGGCACAATCTTGCCTGAGATTTCGCGACGTTCCTCAGAGCATTCGATAGATGATGCTTCGATGTAAAGAGTCTCCATTAGAGTCCCTCGCTTCCATTAGGTGTTAGGTCTGTCATTTCCATCGCTTGCTCTGGAGTGACCATTCCCAGAGTCAATAGCTTCTCAATTACCTGTAGCTCGACTAGTGGATCGTTCTTCAGGAAGGTGTCAAAGACTGCGAAACGCACTTCATGTCCAGCTGTAGAGATGTCGTTCATAGATAGACGGCTCTGAATCGCCTGTACATAGGGTTCGATGGATAGTGCATAAAATTGTTTGCGCTCGTCTTGGACGTTGGCGTATGTCATCGTGGTGTTCTGATCTGCTGAAAGGTAATACGCTGGCACGTTCATAGCGCGGGCGATTTGTGTGCTGAGGTTCTGAACCGCCTCGTTATACATCATATCCTTAGGGCTGAACGCTACTGGGGAGTAATCAAGAGTAGATGTGAGGTAAGCTGTTGAGTTATTTTGACGGGCGCGCTTCCACGCTGCAAGAAGTCCAGAGACTTCAGCGGCAGGAAGATCAGCGCCAGAGTTTTTAAGGAAACCGGCGGGCTGAGGGTTGGCAGAGTTTTGAGCCGCTGCGCGTTCTACGTCAATCGCTGACTGAATTGTGCGAGATGCTCGCTCTAGTACGCCCTCATCGAAACCTTGAATGGTAATAATGTCGTTCATGTCGATAGGCGCTGCGTCAATGTAATACTGTGTGACCATGATGCCCTCAAGGTCAGTAGTAAAAGTTACGCGTGCATTAGCTACCCACTCAAACGCTGAAGGACGTCCATCTTCTGCGTAACGCTCTGTAACACGAAGGTAAGAGATGCCGTAGAACAGAAGGCTATCTACGATCCAAGTAAGAGTTACGAATGATGGCTGGTTCTTTGCTAGTTGAGAAATCCAGCGAGGAGGCGCAATAACTTCGCCTGTAGCCTTGCTGTAATACTCTAGCGGGATAGATGCAACTGTTCCGCAAATCAAGTTACGCGCACGGGCAACAGATGGAACGCTCATAGCGTCCTTGCGAGAGATACGCGGAATGATGTAGTTATAAATAGAGGGTAGCGACTCGCCCATGACCTGTGGCGCTAGCTGCGCTTCAACGATTGCCGGCTTACGCGAGAAGATACCCATAGGGCTTAATTATACACTACTCGAAGAAGATTCCCGCGCTTTGTTGAGGTTTTAATAGTGTCGTAACTACCATCGCTGTACCGATAGCAGCTGAGATATCTCCGGCACTCTTTCGCTTGATAATACGCCATGACGAGTCATTGGTTTTAGCCGCGCAGTTGTTCATGTTTTGCACCCAGACCTCTGAACCGTTATGGACTAGGCGCTTGTTATCAAGAGCGTCCTTTAGATCCGTACAGGCTTGGTAAAACTGGGCTCCTGATATGTCCTGCATGACTTGTCCGGCGTTAGCTAGTCGGTCTGCTATGGACTGCGTAGCGTACTTATCAAAGCCAATGGAGCGAGGTCGGTACTGGTCTGCCCAGCCCTTAATATCGGCAGCTATCTTTAACTCGTCTACCGAGACTTGGCTCTCCCATGTTTGAGCGACGCCAATTCCAATTCGACCATCCGAGAGTATTTGCCCAATAACCAAACTCGCATTTCTGCGACTAGGAGAGACATCGAAAGCGAAAACCGTATAAGCCCCTGTTGAGAGTGTAAGAGTAGAGTCAGAACATTCCTCAAGACTGCCATGAGTCCACGGAGAAGAAAGAGAGTCAATCCATTGACATAGAAGCTCCGTGCGGGTGTTCTCGATAGGGCTCGTTGCAACTGCTTCTTCAAGTGCTTCCTCCGTGATCGTGTAGCCGAGTGCCGGGTTCGCTTGAGCCCAGCCGTGGCGGTCTGTAACTTTACAGTATTGGGGAGCCGAATACTCATAGAACCCAAAAGACTTAGGCGGGTTCTCTAGTGCTCGTTCTCGCATTCCATTGAGGACAAGGCTGAACGCATCTCCAGCGTTAGAAGTGAGAAGCGTCTGAGAGTTCGGTCTAGCTCTTGTAGTTGGTATAGCGGCTCGGTAACCTTCTTCGTTAACCTCTCGAAGCTCGTCGATATACAGGAAGTCTGCTGTACGTCCTCGAGAGCCGTCTCTAGTAGCTGCAACGACGTCAAGGCGAGTTCCGTCGAGCATTTCAATAGACTCTGTACCGTTAGCGTATCTAATCTGTTTGACGAGTCCCTTGAGGTGGTCATTATTTTCCAATGCTGAGGCTACTTGTCGAAAGGTGTCCAGAGCCATAGATCGGTTCGAAGACATGATGAGGATGTTTTTACTATCCCACTTTATCAGGTGGGCAAGGATAAGCATGCGTGCTAGGTGTGTTTTGCCGTTCTGTCTGGCGATGAGTAGGAGGTTAGTCTTGCGTATCCAGTTGCCTTTGCTGTCTATCCCGAGCATATCCTTGAGGACGTACTCCTGCCACGGTAGAAGCGGCATCTGAAGGATTTCGCAGAGCTGTTTTACATCGTCGAGCTTAGTCTTACCCTTGAGAGGTATTGACTGGAGGCGTGGCTTCGTTGACCCCCTGAGCGGCTTGGTGCGTACGGCTGGCATCGGGTTAGCCTTGGACTGGTCGGGTTGAAAAGGGACTATCTGGGACTATTTCCGACCGTGTTGGGGAGAGATTGCGAGTAAAATCAAGGGGGGTACGCATGGACTCTAAAAAAACGCCTTGGCTCTTCTTATTCTTGCGTGAGTTACACGGCTTGCACGCACTTACCATGTTGCCAATTTCAAGTGCCAACTCAGGCGCTTTGCTCACGGGAATCACGTGATCGATAGTCATGTCCTTACCCTCATAGCCACAATAGAAGCATACCCACCCATCTGCTGCGAGCTTCTTCAATCGAATCTCTTTATACTTACGGCTAAGACGTGGATCACCCTTCTTACTTGCCATTAGTGCCACCCCTTCTTAACCCAATGAGCATACGCTACACATGGGCTGCCATATCTGTGTCTCACATATTTAAGCCCATAGTCTATCTGATTATATTCGCTCATAGTAGCTATTAGTGGATTCTTCAATTGAGGTATTCCATAGGTCTGTGTCTTACCTTCTAAGTTACCTATTGCTAATCTATTAAATGCTGATTCTTTTCCATATAACTTGATAAGACATAATGCCTCATCTTTAGGTAGTAATGATCTTATATAGTCTTTAGAAGTAAAGCTATGAGAAGTACCTGCATCTACTTCTGTAGATAGACCTATACCCAAACCAAGTGAAACGAACACGGCTACCGCTCGAGCTACACCGCTTAAGCGGCTCGAGCTATTCGCTTTAGGCGAATTAGCCTTTAACGAAAGAAGCGAAAGACTCTGTAAGTTTATCATATCAACCAAGCATCTCAGTAAAAGTGCTGGTCAGAAGGCGTGTCGCTATTCCCATATCAAGCCTCTTTGCTCAGGGTCATTGAATATTAAGATAACACTATGAAAGTGATTGGACTTAGTATCCTGCCCATCCTCGCTTATGTAATTCACCCTGCGAGTAGGCACATATACGCTCGGGTAGCCGTATTGACGATACAGCTCATGCCTACGCTTACCGCCCAATGAGTCAATAGGCAGGATTACCGCTGAAGGCTTACCCGATTCAAGTATCTTTTCTATAACTAGATCCTTAATACTAAAAGGTGGGTTAGTGATTAAGTAATCATATTCATACTCTGAGTCTAGCCAGTTTCTTATATTGCGATATACCTCAAAGCCCTTAGCCTCGCCTACTTGCACAAATTGGCTTTTATCTGTATCGAATGGGCACATAACAGAGCTTCCTTCTATTGGATCTAGAAGCTGATACATAAGCTCTACGGTTTCTTGCTTGGTATACCATTCATCGGTCATAACCTGACCAGTCATCCCGCTTATTGCCATTGTTTACCTCGAATCTGTTGAGTAGAACCCAGTCCCCTTAAATATGGCAGCTGGTACGGAGTAAATCTTCTTCATCTGTTCCCCACAGAAGGCACAATCCATCTCTGCCGGTTCTGTGATTGGGATCTTATGGTCATAAATAGCCATTGACTCGCATTGGTCATTCTGGCATTGGAACTCATAGATTGGCATTAGCGATTACCTTGCATGTTCGGCACTCAGATCCTTTGATAGTCAGAGCTCCACACTTTGTGCAGTCTGTAGGCTCTAAGTTTACCGTGTCTTGCTGAATATCTGCGTAACCTGCCCTAATGAGTAGTTGCACCAAGTCGCTGAATGGGAGGAAGGCTAGATACTCCGCCGCATCCTCACCTTGTCCATTCATACGGCACACTACGAGTGATAGCTCACCCG